ATATCTTTATCTTTATCTTTATCTTTATCTTTAACTATAACCTTAGCTTTATCTTTAGCTTTATTATGTAGGGTATAAACTACCCTTTGTGAACCCTTTGGCAAGGGTTAGCCATCTATGAAATCGTTTATGTGCTTATACTCTATAAAAACTTTTTCTTCTTTTTGCAAAGCACTTAAAATTGGCGGGTAAATTCTTTTGTATGCTTGTGAAGACTTGCCTATGAAACCATTGGAAATTAATCCGTTGTTTTCTTGGTTGTCGCCAACAAGTAAGCACCCCGCAGTATGCTCATCAGTATTTCCGCAATGGATAAGAATATGCTCAAAATTAGGAACATTAACGATATGAAGCATACCATCGTGTATATCAGAAAACCTTTCGCTATATTTTTTATGAAATCCACCTTCTTTTCTTAATTTAATTTCGTAACATCCGTAAGGTATCATTGTTTCGCCTTTTACCTTTACAGCCCTGTATTCATCTTCTAAAGTATAACACATAAAATCGTAGCCTGTTGAGGTTTTTTGTATCAACATACCGTTAGTGCTATCGTTAGAAAGATTGTATCTTAAAACAACTAATTCCATTAGCTACCGCAGTTCTCACAATCTTCTTGATTCTCGATATTGCAAGTAGGTTGTTCTTCTTCTTCTAATACCTCTAGCCAAGCATCAAAACCATTATGGACAACAGTTTCAGCAGTTTCAGTAGCTTTTTGGCAGTTACATTCTTTTAAATTTTCATCGCAATTACAATCCATTTTTTTTATAAAATTTTATTTTTTTAAATTTTTGCAAGAATTTAACTTTGCCAATTCTATTTTTAATTCATTAATAGTGTCTTCACACTCATTAATAACTTTAATCTTTTTTTCTAGTCTTTGTTCAAGAACCAATATATCTTCTCCTAGTTGACCTATTTGAGAATAAGCTATACCCATAGTAAATATAATACCGATAACCCATATAATATTACCTATACTTAATGTAAAGTCTTTTTGTATCATTTATTTTCCGAAAAACAAACTTGCTAGTGCTGTTAAAACAATTACATACAAAGACCACATAGCCCTGCTAATCATTTTTCTAGCGTGAGTATTTTGATTTACACGAGAAACTACACCAACATCAGGGTCAAGTAGCTTCTTAGTTAGGTTATCTAACTTGGCATCCACCCCCCCTAGTTTATCTTCCATTGAATCCATTTTCTGCTTCATTAATGCTATTTCTTGTGCTGTTGATGCCATTACAATCCGTGTCTTTTCATTATGTCTTGCTGTACTGAAGTTAATTCAGCAGCGTTAAGCTCTCTATCGAATACAACAACTTCGTTTATAAAACCTTCTGTTTCTAAAGCTTCGTTAACAAATCCTAAACTATTTATAAGTAAGGTAGATGTGCTATCGCTGTCGTTTGCTGTTCCTGTTATTTTTGTTAGGTTGCTGTAAATTTCAACATTGTTTGTTGCAGCAGCAGAACCCCTAGTAATTCCAAATAAAAACTTTGCAGTTGGTATGTTCTCGCTTAATCCTTGAGCATCAAGAGTTACAGCACCTCCACTTCCACCACTTGATTTTAAAACAATTCTATTGTCAGTTCCTCCTTGATTAACTCTAATGTTGTTGGCTGTATCTCCACTTTTTCCTATAACAGCTTCACTAGTAGGATTTGCATTTTCTAAATCCAAAACCATAAATATAGTAAAGGTAGTAAGGGTAATCAAAGAAGTTAAATCTAATCTATCAGAGTTAGTTCCGCTTGCAGCACCATCAAACTCAAGCGTATTTCCACTTACCGTAGGCTGCCTAGCATCTGTGCTTTGTGTTGCGTGATTATTATTACCACTTGTATCAAGCCATTTAACATCAGTATCTCCATCACTATCAATATCAGGAATAGTAATATTCTGTTGCTCTAAAAATAATTGTAAACCAAGCATATCTTTTATACTTGTATTCTTATTTCCTATTGATAATCCTAGTCCTAACATATTAGTCTGTATATACTATTTCTAATGTTCCGTTAAACCTTGCAGTAGTTGCACTACTTGCATCTCCTGACGATATGGTTACTATAATAACATCTCCTGCCGCAAAAGAAGCAGAAGAACCCATAGAACCCGCTTCAAATAAATCTACGTTTGTATTACCTCCACCTGTTTCGGTAGCAGTAGCACCTAATTGAGTTAAGTCAATAGCAGCAGCACTAGCATCAGCAGGAGTGCCTTTATATACTTTAAGGTTTATAGTCTTTCCCGAAGTACAAGCTATTACACCTTCAAAAGCATTAACAAATCCTGCTCTAGTGCAGTAAAGCTGTGCTTGTGCAACAGCATCTTGTGCATCGACAGTAGAATCAGTAACAACAGTATCCCAAGTATGAGTTGAGCCACCTGCGTAAGTAGGTGAGTGTTCTGCTGTTGAAGTTTTTTGAAAAAATCCTGCAACCCTAATGTGCTGCATACGTCTAAGGTTGTCGTCAACCCAAGCTAAAGCATTGCTTCCGTTCTTTACTAAAACCGTATTAGCAGATGCCGAACTAAAGTCTTTTGGAACGTGAAGTTGAGCATTGTCTAAAGCACTATGTTCGTTACTTGCCATATTATATACTTGCTATTAAAATTTCTACATCTACATCTTCAGAAAGAGAATCAACTAAAATGCTCTCCAAGTCAACTAATGATGTTACAATAGTTGCGTTTGCATCACTTAAACCTATACCATCGTGAATAGTATGCAGTATAAAACTTTGACCCGCACTTACTAAATGAGTTGTAGACATATTAGCTGTTCCGTTTTCAGAACCTGAAACTTGTAAGGATAGGTTGATAGGATTTGTGTCGTCTAAATTAGTTACTCTTATGTATTTAACATTTTGAGTGTCAAGAGCATTGTCCCCATCATATATATCTGTTTTAAAGGTAGCTATCGTACAGTCGTTATCATCTTGTACACGAACTATTCTTTTGTAAACCTCTTTAATAGATGGTATTGACAATTCTTTAGTACCTCCATAATTTGCACCACCTAAAGAGATAGATTCAGTTATAGTTACCGTCATTGTAGCTGCTGTTACTGTACTTGCCATATCTTACTTATTTGAATATCCTATGCAGATTCCACTTGTTAGTGTAATTGCTGTTACTACTCCTATGAATAATGTTGTTCCCGCAGGAAGTGTAGTTTGTAAAGCAGCTTCTCCCGTAGAATCAGAAGTAGCAATACTAGCTACAACACTTGCAACAGGAAAGTGCAAACAGTAAAAACTTTTTGAGGTTTGTGCAGCAGTTGTAAAAATCTCTACATCTTGACCTATTGTATGACCAATCATTCTCGAAAGAACAGTATTGTCTTGTATTTGTTGTGCCATTTTATATATTTTTATTTATTTCTATCGTATGCCCAATTCTTTAAAGCAATGTAATTCTTTGAGTAAGGGCAGTCTTTACTCACGTTTTTGCCTTGTTTTTGTTTTCTTGCTCTTGCTATATATGCAATAGCTTTCCTAGCTTCTGTTGCGTTAGCAGAAGTCCAATCAGCTTTCTTTTTAGAAAGTAATGTTAGATTCCTGTTTATTGCTGTCCTTCCTATACTAGCCTTTTTACTACACTCAGTTTCAGACCATCTCTTTAACTCAGAGTAACTCATATTTACAGAAGCCTTGTACTCCTTAAATGTTTCGTCTATTTCTTCTTGAGTGAAGTTGTAAGGCTCAGGGTGTTCCCTTCCGCACATCCAATTACCATCAGGCATCTCGTGTTCATATCCGTCAGGACAGTCATCATTCTTCCTTACAGCGTTTTTAAATAGTCTGTTTATGTAGTATTTTACCAAATCCATTAATAGAATATTATTCCGTTTAACTTACTAGCTATGTCTTGGTCAGGCATAGAGCTATCTCCATCTGTTCCATATAAAGGAAACTGATTTACTTGGTCTTCGTGAGTAATGTATGCAATCATATCATCAAGAAAAACCTTTGCCTTTCTATAAGTATCGCTTTTCATCTGATTAAATTGCTCAACATTTGCAGGATTACTAAACTCAGATACATTAACAACTAAACCTGCTGAGGTAGTGTTGTATTGTATTTCATTCATAACTTCAAAACGAGTAAACCAATATAAAGCAGGTTTTAAAAAGTCAGTTACAAGTGTCTGATTAACAGCAGATAACGTTCCTCCCGTATGATTTTGAGTTTTTAATTGCTCGTAAAAATCTAATCCAAGCTCAGGCTTAATATGTGCAAGTTCAGCAATATCTAAAATACTATCAGATATTAATGCTGTATCAGTAGCTTGATTTGTAAAAGCGTTTGCTATTACTTCTGAAGCTGTTACAAAATTGTTGTACTGTCTTACGTTTGCCATATTAGTTGTTTGTGTTACTTCGTTCTACTCTTATTGTCTGTCTGTCTGAAATCAATAACTCTCCGTCTTCAATATCAGATAAATCTTTGTTAAGCATTGCTCTTTGCTCGTTAATAGTAAGAACTTGCTTAGGGTCAATATCAGCTAAGAATGAGATAGGCGGTTCGTAAACAACAACTAAATCATCTGTATCAATACCAACCTCTGCGTTTATGATTCTTTTGATAGGCTCTAGTAGAATATTTGTTGTATCTCTAATAACCGTACTCATTGCTAAATCATAAGCAATTCTAATCTCGCTACCTGTATTATTCATCTTACCCGATGAAACAATACCACTCAAAGCAGGTTGCCATCTATGAGCAGTAATTATATTTTGGTCTGTTAATTTCTGTAAATCTAAGAAATCTCCATCCTCTTTTTTATTTATAATCTGAACATCTGTGCTGTTAGCATCATCTCCGTTCTTTACTAAGAAAAGTATCTTAGAGTTGTTACCACTACCTGTAAGAGTATCTTTGGCAGTTTCAACAAACTTCTCTGCCTCTGCTTCGCCAAAATCCCCATTAACGGTAACAATAGCGGAAGGACTAAATCCATTCTTAAATGCTGTGTGATTATATTTACCTATTTCAAAATCTATTGCTATGTGTTCTAAAGCAGCTACATAGTCAGGAAGTCCGTAAAAGTTAAATGTACTTTCGTAATCCTTATAGTGTATTATAAACCTACTTTGTGATATAGTAGGATAAACAGGTATTCTTTGTGTTTTTTCTTTGTTACGCTTATAATTAGACCAATCAGGATTAAAATAAACGTGCTTTTTATTTTTAGACAATCTTGCAGTAGAAGCGTCTTTGTGATAGAAGTTTACACCTCCATCGTAAACAACACCTTCTAAGAAAGCATTACCGTAAGTGTAGTAATCATCTGCCAATTTCTTAAAACAGTCCTTTAAACTCTCTCCATTAGCGTTTACGCTTTCAATAAAGTCCTTTAGCTGTTCGTTTGACGTAGAAAAACCTCCACCTGTTGTGAAAGTTGTTTTCTGTGCTAGAACAGACCTGTGAGTTGAGGATTGTCTTTTTAATTCAGCAAGATATTGAGGAAACAAATTATCTTTTCCAAAAGGCATCCAATCTTCTCTTAACCTGTCTAAGTCTTTTACCTCACTAGAAACTTGAGGTGTAGAAAGGTTAACAAAAGCGTACTTAGCACCAAAACTACTCTTTATCTGAGGCTTTGTTTTTTGCTTTTTTTGCTTTTGAGTTTGATTTTTTTGATTCTGCATTTTCTTCTTTTGTTACAAAATTAGTATAACCCAAGTCATAAATTGCTTTGAGTTCTTCTTGTGTAGCATCCGCCCACATAACAACAATACCTTCGTTAAAGATAGTCCTGCCTTCTTTGTTTTTTGATATATACATATATACAAATATAATAAAAAGGGTGCAAAGTGCAAAATGCACGATGCGTACCCAATTTAATTAATTATTAAGATAATGCCATTGTACCTGCTGCAAGGTCAACAGTAACCGTACTTGATACAGTTCTAGGAAGTTCTCCTGAAGAACAAGTAATAGTAACAGTAACACCGTTTTCATCGCCTAAAGCAGCACCTGTGCCACCTTCAAGACCTGTCATTGTAGCGTACATTTGATTATTGAAAGAGCCTGAACCTGTTGTGTGCTGAAAAGTAGCAGACATACCTATACAGAACGCTTGGTCGTTATGGTCAACTACAACAGCAGCAATTTGCTCTTGTAATAATTTTTGTAAGTTTCCAAAGTGTACGTTTGAACAGTTAGGAATGTAGAATGAAAGAGTATGCTCAAACATCATAACACCATTTTCTTTTGAACCGCTAGTTGTTAAAGAACCCGTACCTTGCTTTAAGTCAAACAAAGCTAAGGAAGCACTATCAACTAAAGCCACAGCGTGAGTATCTGCTGTACCTGCGGCAGTAAACGTAGGTGTTAGGTTTGATGTTGCACAAAGACCTATATGTTTTAACCCACCTCTTTTCTCAAAGTCAGTAGCAGCTAAAACTAAATTTTCTATTGCCATTTTATTATTATTTAAAAGTTAAAAATTAAGGGGGAGTATTTCATCCCCCATTAATTATATTAATTATGCTAAAGCATCTGCTGTGTAACAAACAGCTAGTTTAGCATCAGCTAAAGCAACTCCACACATATAAGATACTCGGAATCTGTAAGACTTGTTGTCTTGAGAATACCATTGTTCCATTGCACTTTCGCTAAAGTCAGTACCTACGATGATTGCATCACGAGTAGTTAAGATAGCTCTGTGAGTTTCCTCAGTAGCAGAAGCACCATTGATAATAGCAAAGTCAGCAGCAACAGCTACATCCCAATCTCTACGAGCCAATACAGGAATACCTCTGTAAGTCAAGTTTGGAATACCGTTTACAAGTACAGAGTGTCCTGCCGCAGCATAACCCGTACCTTCTAAATACTCAGAGTATTTGTCGTAAATATCGCCTGATACAAAGAAAACGTGATTTCCTGCACTTAATAACTCAGGAGTAGCAGCATCATACATAGCTTGTAAGATGTTTACACCATCAGCAGCAGCGTTAAGAGCTTCTCCGTTAGCAACACCTGTAATATCAGAGTTGTCTAATTTTTGAGCAGCAGCTAAAGTATCTTTACATACTTCGAATATACCATCGTAAGAATTGTAGTCTAGGTAATCTCCACCTGAACTAAGTGAAGCATCGCCTAAGAATAACTGTCTGTTAAAGTCAGCCTTGATTCCTTGTGCGATTAAGTCGATAAGTACATTTTTAACAGCAGTACCGTCAATATTATCGAACTCAAAGTTTCCTTTCATTAATTGAGCTTTTACTTTCCCGAATAGAGAGTTAGAGTAAAATTCAATTTCAGCTTCAACTCTTGCAGGAGTAATAGTAACACCTGAGAAAGTACCCGTAGTTTCGCCTGCGAAAGCACCTGCTGTAAAAGCCTTAGTAATTTTAGATAATGACCCTAAGTGGTCAACTTTTGTTACTCCCTTAATATCAGGAAGAACATTCATATACTCCATATAGTCTTGTCCTAAGAACAAAGGAGAAATAATGCTTTGGTTAGCATCCATCTGCGTAAACGCAGGTAAGTTGTTTGTATTTGGAAATGCCATAATACTTAAATTTAGTTAGTTTATATTATTATTTTAAAATTGATTTAGCAAAGCTATCCCACTCGTTAACTACTACTTCTTCAGTAACAATAACAGGGTCGCTATCTGCTTCAACAACAGTTTCAGTAGCTTCACTTTTTGCTAATTTAGCTTCTAATTCAGAAACCTTGTTCATCAAGTCAGCTATTGAGCCTTCTTTTTCAGAAACAAGACCTTCTAATTCTTCTTTTTCCTCTCTTAAAGATGTTGCATTTTCTTCAAGTTCAGAAAACTTGTTTACTACTTCTTCATTGTCAGTAAAAAGAACAGAAACTTCTTGAGCAGGAGATGAAACTTTCTCTCCGTTAACAGCGTTTAAGATTTCTTCTTTAACACCATTAAACCAAGTTTTTAATTCTTCAGTCATTTTAAATGATTTTTTGTTATTAATTAATCCTAGTTTGTCGTTAACCTCTTTTTCATTTACGTTAGTAAACTTAGAAAGGTCAAACGATGCAGCCACCTTCATTGGTTCTGTTATATCATTAACAAAGCCAAATTCAACAGCCTCTTGACTAGACAACCAAGTTTCTTTATCCATCATTTCAGAAAGAGCTTCAACCGAAAGGTTTGTTTTCTTTAAGTAAATCTCGATAATTTCACTTTTAATCTTGTCAAGTAAATCAGCAGTTTTACGCATATCAGTTGCTTCTCCTGCCGATTGTCCGAATGGGTTGTGTATCATAAAAAATCCGTTCTCAGACATTTCAATATTATCTCCTGCCATTGCAATAACGGTAGAAATTGATGCTGCCAAGCCTTCAATCTTAATGTTTACATAACCTCTGTGAGAACGTAAAGTATTGTAAATAGCAAGACCATCAAATACACTACCACCAACAGAGTTGATTCTTAGCGTAATATCTCTATCACTTACATTCTTTACTTCCTCTATAAAGTTCTTAGCAGAAGTTCCGTAGTCGCCAATCTCATCGTATATAGAGATTTCGACAGGGTTACCGTCTGCTTTGTTTTCTATTGAGTACCATTTGTTCATAGTTGCAAATATATATATAGTTATTATAGACTTTGCGAAAAAAGTTGTAAAACCTTTATCTTATGTTGTTGTCGCCCTTAAACTTATCTTTTCCTCGATAAACTATTGTTTGAGCTGTCCTGTCGGAAATATCATACTTAATAGATAAATCCATAAAGGTATAAGTCTTATGTCCTGCGTTCTTCTTAATAATCTTCTTGTAATCCGATATAACCATATAATCTCTTAGTTGCTTAGGGTCAACAAGTCCGCTTTCTATCAAATGATACAAAACATTCTTTATTCCCGCATCTTCAGAGAACTTAGCTCTAACCTCATTGTATATGTTATCAATGAACTCTAAAACTATTTCTTCTTTGTTTTGTCTAATAGCCATATCGCAATATACTAAAAAGTAGCCTGACTTTCAATAGCACTCACTCTACCCTGAGTTTGTGTTACATCACTCTCCACCATTATCACTTGCGTAGTACCGCCTCCACCACTAATCATATCCTGTACGTTAGCTAGTTCTCCGCCCATTGCGAACTTCTCTCCTGTTGACAAGAAACCTCCGTTAGCGAATTTAACACCGCCTCCCGCTTGATTCATAGCAGACAACATTGGTTTAAACATTGCAGTAGAACGCTTGTTTATAATAGCTTCTCCGCCTTCTGCCTCGTGTATTCTACCGCCTACCGCAAACTTAACACCTCCGTTAGCGTGAGAAGAACCCTTAAACATTCCTCCGTTTGTAAGACCTCCTTGTTCAAACTTGCCTCCTTCTCCACCGCCAAACAATTTTGCTATCATAGGAGTTACAAGTGTTTTCATACCAAGAGCAAGACCAATTTTAGCAAAAAACGGTATAGTTCCGTCTGCAAACATAGAAGACATAGCGTTTAAAAGTATCTCATTAATCTTTACGGTAATAACATTAGCAAAAGCCTGTTCTACGCTTTCAGCAGACATAATAGCATTTTCTATAAGTTTGTTTGTATTTTCTTGGTCTGCTTTTGCGGTATCGTCAGCAGCCTTCTTTTTCATAAACTCAAGAGATAAGACCTTGTTTGCTATTTCTTCTTCTCCAATGATTGATTGATTTTGTAGTGCTAACATATCGTTGAAATGTGCAATCTTCATTTCAATTATCTTTGCGTTTAGTTCAGCTTCAGACTGTATTTTTCCGTCTACATATTGTTGTCGCATCTCAGCTTCTTTACCTGCAATATCTTCATCTGCACTTGACATCACATCTCCAACAATTCCGCTAAAATCATTATCCCCAATTTGAAGTCTTGATTGTTTTTCTTTCTCTACACCTAACTCTTTTAATCTTTTTATTTCCGATTTTATTAGTTGAATTTTTTTATTTTTAAAGGTCAACTCTGCCTCGTTATTCTGTGGTAATTCTTTAGCCTGAGCTAATAAAAGCTCTTGAACCTTTATTAAGTCTTTTTTAGCTAACAGTTCAGCATCTATTGCCTTTTGTAATTCATCTTTTCTGTTCTTCTCATCAATAGCATTTTGTTTTTCTTTTTGTACTTGTTCGTCTGTTCGGACAAATAATTGTTTTAATGCAATTTCCATTGACCTAACCATCTTGATTTGCATATCAAGTTCATCTTGAGAGATTCCTAAACCCTCTGCACTAGCGGTAAACGTACCGTCTTGGCTCATTCCAATAGATGTTTTTAAAAACTGAACATTCTTAGCCAACAAGTCTTCTTGTTTCATAAGATAGTCGCTAAGTTCTTTTTTCATCATAACAGTTTGACCGCCTCCTTTTTTAAGGGCATCATTGTAATCTTTTTTGTGTTTAGCAAATTGTTCAGAAGCCTTTTTAAGCCTATCACCAAACTCAATACTAGCTGCCTGTTCTGCTGTTTGAAAACTGTTGGTAAGAGCTGAAATGGAAGAAGTTAGACCATCTACCATTTTTTGCATAAAACCTCCGCCTTCCAATAAAGTTATGGTAAGACCTTCCCAAGCTGATTTAGCTTTTAATATAGAACCCGACAAGGTGTCTTCCATTATTTCTGCCATTTCCTCTGAAACTCCCGAAGACTTACTAAGAAGTGCATTGAAATCAGTTAAAGTATCAGCACCGTCAATAAAAGAGTTCATTGCCTGAACCTGCCTTCTATCTACTATCTCCATAACTCCTGCAACATCTATACCGCTATTTCTAAGCTCTTTTAAAGCAACAATAAAATCTTCTCCTGAGTGTACTGTTCTTCCTAGTTTTTTAGATAGGTCTGAAGACCCGTCTTGTAAATGTAAAAGAATGTTTCTAAGAGAAGTACCCGCAATAGATGCTTCGATACCCCTGTCTGTAAGCAACCCTAAAAGACCCGTTGTTTCTTCAAAGCTAAACCCTGCCATAGAAGCAATAGCGGAAACTTTAGACATTGAAGTTTGAAACTTCTCTATATCAAGTGCGGAGTTTGAAAAGGCAGAAGCCATAACATCTGCAAATCTAGCAGTTTCTATTGTGTCAGCACCAAAACCCCTTATTGTAGAAGCCACAACCGTTGCTGTTCTACCTAAGTCTTCTCCTAAGGCAGTAGAAAGAAGCAATATACTTTCTTGAGATTGCATTATCTCATCAGAACTAAACCCAAGTTTAGATAAGTTTAATTGAAGTTGTGCTACTTGTGATGCGGTAAAGAATGTACTTTTACCTAGCTCTCTTGCAGATGTTTGTAGATTTACAAACTCAGTATCAGTAGCACCTGAAATAGCCTTTACCTTAGCCATTGCAAATTCAAAATCTCTAAATGTTTTAATACCGTCTTTTATAGCTTGACCCAACAATCTAGTTACCTTAGTAAAAGCCTGACTAGCAATTTGTGCAGCTCCAAAAGCACCTGCCATCTTACCGATAAAACCAATACCTTTTTTGCTAGTGGTATTCATTCCCTTTAAAGACTTCTCGGCTTGATTTAACTCTTTACGAGTAGACTTTATGGAGCTAGAAAGTTCTTGATACTTCTTAGCTTGTCCGCTAGTCATACCATCTTTTGTTTCTTTCTTTACTTCTTTTAAAGACTTTTGGTAGCCATCCAACTCTTTTCTTAATCTAATTAAGTCGCTAGTGCCTTCAATCTGTATTCTATGTATAGTGGTGTTCTTTGCCATTATATTTCTTTTGGTAGTTTAGTAAATAGTATTTCTATATCCTTTCCGACAGCAGACTGAATATCTTTTGTAATTTGTTGTTTGTTTGTATTTATAACTTGCTCAATAAATCCTGTTCTTCTTCCGTTGTTTGTTATTGAAGGACTATAACTTTCTTTTGTCGGAGTTCCTTCTTTGCTTATTCTTAACGCTACCGCATAAGCTATTCTCTTAACCTCTTTTTCATCACTAGCAAATCCTTTTTTTCTAACCCAATCTTCGATAGCATCTGTGTTTGGAAAGTGTGGCTTTGCACCGTCATTAAGAACAGCAGCGTAAGCCTTATCGGTAGTTATTTTTAATTCTGTATCAGATGTGGTAAATCGTAGTCCGTCTATAATACTTCCTGACTTAGAAGCCCTGTGTCCTTGTTGCTCTAGTTCAGTTTTAAATTCTTTAACTAACAGCTTTCCTATCTTATTAAACACCCTCTTTAAGTTCTTCATTATATAGATTTAGCTTGTTTTACTCTTTTTAATATAGAAGCCTCAATGTTCTCTAAGTTTTTAACGATAGCACCATTAAAAGCAGAAAAGTGATACATACTTGAGTGCATAGTCTGTGAATCAGCATCTTGGTCAGACACCTTTCCCATTTGGTCAAATGTAAAGTCTGTTGTTGATACTGTTTCGGAAGCCACCTGAAGACCATTCTCTCTTATGATAAGTGTTGTTCCGTTTCTTATAACGCTAATTAAAACCTTATTTTTATCTTCTTTTACGGGTTGATGTGGAGACCAATATAGAGGTGTGTTGGCAACCTGAACTTTAGTTGAAGAAGTAAAACTTAGTGTATATGATTCATTTGCTAATTCTCCAATAGATAAAAACATATTGTCATTATCACTCTTTCCCAATAGTCTTTGACGTTTCATACTTCCTACATATTTTAATGGCTCAACATAAAAAAACAAAGTAAAATCTCCTGTTAGAGTTATGGCAGAATCGAAAGACATAAAATCTGAGTTAGCACCGTCAAAAAATATAGGTGCTGAACCATTAATACCCTTGCCATAAAATCCCAAAGCAGGTTGATTTCCTGATGTTGATTGAGATAGCGATGAACTTCCAAAAGAGCTTACCCATTTAGAAACAGAACCGTTTTCGTCAAACACCTTGTGGCTAAACTCAAATACACAGATAGGAGATATTTTGGTTGTTGTCTTTGTAATAACAGTTCCCTTTTGTGGTGTTGTCGTAGTTGTTTCCACTTCTTCCGTTAGAATCCCTTGTATTGGCGAAGCGTTTTTAAGGGAAGACTGAGCAATCAATCTTTTTTGACCTGTAATTTTTAAGTCGTTATAAGAAGAATACTCAGCACCCGTTGTGTAACTAGAGGTTAATTCTTTGTAGACAACAGGTGTTAAAACTCCATCAATAGTGCAATACACTTTTTGTAAAGATTCTTGCTTGTCAGTTATTTTGTAAAATTTACTCATTATAAGTTTAATACTTCTCCTAGATTCATTATTTCTCCCGTATTGCTTTCTAATCCTAAATCAAAATACTCTACCAATTCTACTTTTGTACTTTGCTTTAAATGTGGCTTAAAATCAACTATTTTGTTAACCCTGTAATAAATTCCATCTAAAAACACAAGCCTTTGAAAATCAAACAGAGCAATATCGTTTTGATTTAGATTGATGTATATGCTTTTTATTCTAGGCTTTTGTTTTAGTTGGTTTACCATTTTAGAATAAAAGCTCTTAAACAAACCTGTTAGCGTAGATGTATTTCCTGAATTTTGTGCATCTAAATATTCAACATCGTTGAACGATAGATTTGGGTCTAAAAGTAGTGCTGTTCCATTATAAGTTCCTGCGTTTAACTTCACAAACTCTCCAAATTGGTCTGAACCCGTAGAAAGGTTTTGAGCATTGTCTAAGTGAAAGAAGTTTGCTCTACAAAAATCAAACTCAAAAGTATTAGATGTTGTAATATCTCCTAGAGTATGAGTAGAATATCCTGTGATTTGACCTGACTGTGAACTCATATATCTTTCGTTTCCACTATCAACAGGAACAGTTATAAGAACTCTAGCACCTATT